GCAGAAGCAGGTGACGGGACATCAACTGTACCCGGAGGCATAACCACTGTTCGACTTAGTGGTAACACCAGCAACAATAATAGTCTCAACGGCCACATCAAGTCCCTCAAATACTACCCCCGCCGTCTCACCGACGCACAACTTCAGGAGCTTACGGCATGACAACCGAAGAACCCATTATCATCGCAGAAGCTCCGAAGCGGGACTTCTACTACGCCTTCACCGACGAGGCGGCAGCAGCAACGGCACTCCAGCCGTTCTACTACCAACCGCAGGTGCAGTCTGTTGACCCTGAGACGGGCGACAAACTGTACGACGAAGAAACAGGCGAACCCGTCATGGAAAACGATGGCGACGCTTACCTCGTCATGAACAGCCACGACCACAGCTTCGACATCGTTGGCCTGATCCACGAAGCTACGGGCAACATGCTGACGGACGCCGAAGGCACCGAGTACCCTGAGATGGCCCCTATCGATGGCTGGCACGTCAACTTGCGCATCCGTGGGGACTACATGCGGGACGAAGCCGAGGCGATAGATGCGGCAGACGGCGTTTCGCCCGTGACACCACACCGTACTTGGCTGTAGAGGCGGACGACACCCGACCCTCGCCCACCTAGTGTCAACATTCCTGACAACCAAGGAAGAAATCCATGACTGACACAAAAGCGTGGTGGGCCAGCAAAACCGTTTGGGCCACCCTAATCATGCTCGCAGGCGTCGGCCTCCGCTCCGTCGGCATCGACATTGGCCCCTTCGAGGGCGAACTCACTGAGACTGCCCTCACGGTAGTCACTGTTCTGGCAGGCGTCGTTGGCCTGTGGGGCCGCGTAACGGCCAGTAGCCTTATTACCCGCTAAGCAGGACGACAAGCTACAAGCGCGTCAGTAGTCTCGCTCTCACAACCAGCGCGAGACTACTCATGCCCCAGACCAGACCCCGCCTTGAGCAGCTAGTTTTCACCAGCAGTAAGACAGGCGAGCATAACATCGACACCTACCTCGAAGCCGCAGAGATTGGCAATCGCTCGCTCGCCCAGCTCATGGGCGACTTGTTCGATGCAGGTGGCAACTTCGCGCCCGAGGAGATCGTGCCGGAGTACCAGATTGCCCAGTCCAGTGGCCAGCTCACGCTTCAGTACCGCATCAACGGCACAGGCGCGTTCACAGATCTCGTTGGCTTCTTTAACGACCGTGGCGCTTTCTCGACCAGCACGGCCTACAGCGCCCTAGACCTCGTCACCACCACCTCTGGCTCTGCGACCAACCTCTACTTGGTCAAGACAAACCAGACTGCTTTTGCTAGCCAAGCCGCCTTCATCGCCAGCTCCAACACCCAGCTGCTTCTTGAAAGCCCAGCAGGCGTCTTGGCAGACGTTCAGTCAGCCCGAGACGGCGTCATTCTCGACGCAGGCTTTATCGCTGTCTCGAACGACTTGCAGGCCACGCCAAGCCTGATCGAGACCGTGGCTGACGATCTAGCTCTAGGGACAAGCTCTGAAATCCGCCAGTTCAATGCTGGATCCAGCAGCCTAGCAACAACCGGAAAAGCCATCGCCATGGCAATCGTCTTTGGATAAGGGAAAAAACTATGACGGCTCCAAACGTAGTCGCCGTGGCTACAATCACGGGTAAAACTGATGTCTCCGCTGCGGTGGGCACTACTCCAGTCGCAATCGCAACCAACGCCACTTCCTCCGGTCAGGTCTACAAGGTGAACTTACTCACCTGTTCGAACCTCCTGTCGGCTGCGGCCACTGTCACGGTCGACCTGTTTCGGTCCAGCGTTGCTTACACCATCGCGAAGGACATCTCGATCCCCGCTGGCGCTACGTTGGATTTGCTGAACAAAGGCCTCTACCTTGAGGAAGGCGACGCCCTGCGAGTGACCTCCAATACTCTCTCCGCTTTCGACGTAGTGTGCAGCTACGAAGTTATATCCGAGACCTAACGAGGCGGCCCGTATGAGTACGAGAAATTCTTTTGGCGGCCTTCTTGGGGTGCCCGCTATGAGGGCGGCGCTAACGGAGGGGCATCGGTTTCGCGGCATGTTGTCTTTAGATGAAGCCGGTATTGAAGTCCCATCTACTGACGACTACCCCCAGTTAAACTGGGGTGGGATCATCGGTCGTGACGTAATCGTTTCTAACAGTCTCGTCGACACTGGCGTCCTGACGCTCGGGGAGCATGGCGCTCGCGTCATCCCCGGTCCCCCCACAGTCTCAGGTACGGCCAGCTTCAGTGTTGCCGAGAACACCAACACCAGTACCGTCTTGGCCACTTACGCAGCAACAAGCCTGCCTGTCACTTGGTCCGTAACCGGAACTGACGCCAGCAACTTCAACATCAACAGCTCCGGCCAGCTGACCTTCGCTGTGTCGCCGGACTACGAGACAGCGGCAGACCGCTCTCAGTCGATTAACGTCGTGGCGACAAACACCCTTGGCTCGGACAGTCAAGCCGTTTCAATAACCGTAACAGACGTCTTCTTTGAAACCGGCACTTACGTTGGCGCGCCTTCGTCTAGTCAGCGCACACGTTACAACAATCAAAAGAGCAACATCGGCGGTAACTTTGATGTCGCGTTGGCGGAGGATGATTACCTGTTCCTCATGCACTTAAATGAGCCGAACGACGGCGACCTAAGCTACTTTATCGTTAGGCTGGATAACGGCCAGTTCTTTAACTCGGGCAACTATTATACCCAGTCCCTGCCGACTATTAGCTCAGGCTTGGGCAGCAACAGCCAGCACGGTTACATCAAGCATGTTTGGCTGGTAGGTAACAAGTTTTACGTTTTGAGCAACACGGCGACACACAACGGCTATTCAGCCCCATGCTTGTACGCAGACGGTTACGCATCGAACGGCAGCACGTTCGATCTGCTAGGCCAAGTTGGCAACTGGCCCGGTGGCACAACCGGACTGGACATTGCAACGACAAGAATTGGCAACAGCTCTTCAAACCCACAGCTCTTCGTTATGAAGGGCGGCACGACGGACGACCCGGAATTTATAGAAATCTCAGGGATTGACCCAGACAGCGGTAGCCCTGATGCCGGCAGCGTTGCCAACTCAGGTTTAAGTATCACCAACCTCCCGACCGGCTTCGATATCAGTCGAGGCATCGCCTACATGCACGGCCCAAACCCAGATCGCTTTATTTTTGGAGGGTCGGGCGACCTCGTAACCGTCACTGAGTATGACCCCCCATCAAACCTAGCAAATGTCGTTTCAACCCAGAGCTGGGACGACCTCGGTGATTTGGTTTCCTTTAGCGGATCTTCTTTTAGGGCAGGCTTTCAAGACGCCATCGTTGGTTACGACGATTACCTATACTACTGGCACGAAGACAGCAGCTACTCCACCGACTACAAGCTCTACCGTTTCAGCGCATAAACACCCGGACGACATCAGTCGCCCCACCCCCTAAAATCCTCCAAACCAAAAGCCGGAGCCTGCCCAGTGGACGTCGACTACAAAATCCAGAACCTCGAAATCACGTTCGCAGAGCTGCGTAAGGACGTCGACGATTTGCGCAAGGCCACCGACGACGTCAAGAACTTGGCCGTCGAACTTGCCGTGATGAAGTCGGACCTGTCCTACATCAAGGACGCCCAGACCCGGCTGAACCAAAACGCCAACAAAGTCGTCTTGTTCATAGTGGGCGCATTCGTGGCCCAGTTCGCCGCGTTCGTCTTTGCTGGCGGTATGATGACGGGGTAGCCGCTTGCAGTTAAAAGGTGTAAATAAATTGTACACCAAGACAGCGAGACGGCATGACATCCTTTACCCGCCCAAACAGACACGTTGACCGCGTCTTCCTGCACTGCACAGCCAGCAGCTACGACCATCACGACGACATCGAGGTCGTCCGCGCTTGGCACCTTGGCCGTGGCTGGTCTGACGTAGGCTACCACTACATGATCCACAAGGACGGCAGCATCAGCGCCGGTCGCGATCTTGAGAAGACCCCCGCCGCTCAGAAAGGCCACAACAAAGGCACCATCGCCATCGCGATGCACGGCGGCCAAGACGCACGGGACGACTTCAGCACCAAGCAGATCGTCACGCTGCGCGAATTCTGCGAAGACATCCGCTACGCCTATGGCGGCGCTGTCACATTCCATGGCCACGGCGAGGTCGTAATCCGCGACTGCCCGATCTACGACTACAAGTCCTACCTCAAGCTCGACAGCACTGGCCGTATGCCTCCACTCCGGTCGAAGAAGCAGCCCATCAAAGAAGCTCCCGAACAGCCCAAGTCTGAGGTCCAGAAGCCTAAGCGCAGGTGGCTTTCAAAAATGAAGGCGTGGCTTGTCGATGACTGAACGAGAAATCCAAGCCAAGCTCAAAGCCCTCGAAGATTTAGCCAAGCACCCCGGCTGGCACGACCTCGTCTCGGTGATGAAACGCGAGATGTACGGCGCTGTCGTGAACCTTGGCCAAACGCCCGACATCACAAACGAAGAACTCCATTGGAGACGTGGCCGCGTTGACGCCGCCGCGATGGTCATCGACCTCCCCCAACGTCGCATCGCGCAACTGACCAACGAACTTCCAATGGCTGCGCACGCGAACCCCGCCAAGGCTGGAGATAAAAACCATGGCTGACAATTTAATCGACCGCGTAAACGAGGCTCAAGGTCTCGCTCCCAAGACAGACAACCCCACCGACAACCGCGAAGCCACTGAGAAAGCGGCTGCTCCACAGACTGAGGGCGACAGGATCGCCGAGCCAGCAGCAGAGCCAGTCAGCAACGAAGAGCTGTCTGCGCTGTACAAGATTAAGATGGGCGACCAAGAACGCGAACTGAGTGAGCAGCAAATCGCTGGCACCTTTGAGCGCTACCGCGACCTCAACTTCAAGCACAGCCAAATGAAGCCAGTGATCGACACGGTCAGCCAGCTCATGGAGCGTACCGGCATCGACGCTGACATGATGAACCAAGAGATCATCGCGGCGCTGAAGGCCAAGCAGCACAACCCGACCATGGGCCAACAAAGCAACGCACCCAACACCACCCAGCAAGGTGACAAAGGTGAAGCCCCGAACGACCTGCTGTCTGGCGACATGCTCGCCCAGTACGAGGAACAGAACGCTGTGCAGCTTCCACCGGGCTACCGTGAGCTTGTGGCTGGCCGTGACGCCCAGAGCCAGCAGCTTGGGCAGATGCAGCAGATGATGCAGCAACTCTTGGCCCAAAGCCAAGGCGTAGCCAGCGCGGCTCGCCAAGCTGGACAGCAGCAGGCCGTAGACCGTGGCCAGTTGATGCAGCAGCGGATTGGCCAGAACATCGACGCAGCAGCCCAGCGTCATCTGGGAACCGCAGATGCGGACGCGAGCAACGACTTCTTGGCTTTCATCTACGAGCGCGGTTACACCACCGATGATTTTGTAGATCCTGCTCTGGCCGACCGTGCGATGTCTGACTTCGCCAATCTGCGCAGCCAGCCAGAGATGGAGCGTTTACGTCAGGCGGCTCAGCGCCGTCAGGCATTCTCGTTCAATGGCACGATGGGCAACACAGCAGGTCAAGGTGCTGCGGCTGCTGCGGCACCAACTGAGGCCACCACGCCGTTTGACCAAATGGCTGACGCTGCGATGACCAAGCGCTTCGGCTAGTCCGCATATTTGACAATGTAGGGGTGTACACTGTATAACACCCCTACAGCGCGGCGCTTCGGCCCCACATGCGCTATTACTCGCGACGGGAATTCCGCGAGCTGACACCCTTCTTATACAACCTCCCTTCTGAGGAACTTTAGCTATGTCTACCCCAATCCAAGGGTTGCGCGGCTCCGGTCAGTTCGACACGACCTTCCGCCCTCGCAACTACCGTGAACTCTTCACCCTTCTCGAGCCAAACGGGAATAGCCCACTCAATGCACTACTTTCGATGGGCCAATCCGAAAGCACAAATGACCCAGCATTCCGCAACTTCCGGGACGAACTCCCAGAGCGCCGGATGAAGGTAAACGGTGCGGTCACTTCCACCGGCACTGGCTCTGAGACCATTACTCTGGACGCTGACAACGAGAACAAGTTTGCGATCTCAGGCTCTATCGTCGTCAACGGTGCTACGGGCGAAGTGATGCACGTAACCTCCGACACAAGTGGCACTAGCCTCGTCGTCACTCGTAACGTCGGCGGCACCGCCCACGCTATCGCAGACGATGCGGAACTGTTCATCGCAGGCTTCGCGGCGCAGGAAGGTGCAGACACTCCAACCGCTGTTAGCTTCGATGCTGTCATGGTTGAAAACTTCTGTCAGATCTTCCGTACCAGCTTCTCCGTAACCGGCACGATGAACTCGACCTACTTGCGCACTGGCGACAAGCAGGACGAAGCTCGCGTGAAGGCTCTGAAGATGCACATGTCCGACATCGAGCGGGCTATGTTCTTTGGCAAGAAAGACGAAGACAACGCGTCTTCCGCTCAGCCACGTCGCTTCACTGGTGGTCTGATGACCTCCCTGACCAACAAGTTCGACGTTGGCACGGCATCTTCCTCTGCGATCAACGCAGCGGACGGCATCTTGACCGAAGAAGAGTTTGATCTGGCTCTGACCGAAACGATCTTTAAGTTCGGTTCGAACTCCAAGATCGCGTTCGTTGGCGCTAAGGTGGCAAACCACCTTCAGCAGTTCGGCAAGGACCGCTGGCAGCCAACCCAAGTCGAAGGTGCATACGGCGTAAACCTGACCCGTTACTCCACCTTTGCGGGAGATCTCATGGTTCATTTGCATCCGCAATTCCGCCAGATCCCCGGCATGGACACGGCAATGGTCATCGTCGACTTCCCATACCTGTCGTACCGCTACCTCGAAGGTCGCGATACTCAGTTGCTGGAAGGTCGCCAGAACCCCGGTGCCGACACCGAGGTCTCGGAATATCTTACCGAGGCAGGCCTTGAGCTGATGCAGGACAGCGTACACGCTGTTATCGAAGGCTGGTCCGCACGCAAAGCGTAAGGCGGACGCCAACAAAACGTAACTCGTTCATAAAGGGGGTCAGCACGCTGTCCCCCTTATTTTTTGGAGAACCCAATGGCTACCAAGACACCCAAGGCTGCTTCTAAAGAAGTGACCATCGACAAGGTCGAAGCCCCCAAGCCCATCGTCAAGAAGGCTGCTGGCCCCGTTCGCTACAAGACGGTCGCTGACCAAACAGGTCGCCTGCTCGTCTGTGGCTTTCGGCCAACGATGCCATCCATCCCCGGCCCATGCTTCTACAAGGTGCCAGCGGCTGACGTAGCGGCGTTTGAGAAGACCCGTGAGTACCAAGGCGGGATCGTAGTTCGTGTCGACTGACAGCCTGACCCCGCACATCCAAGACGGCGCCACCAGCCGTCTTGAAGACCTGTCGCGCATGGTGTTCCGGCGCTATGGCGACTTCAGTGCTAGCACCATTGAGGCCGAAGCTCTTTCGATGATGATCGAGCTGGCCAACATGGTGATCGACGACGTGCGGATGCACCCCTACGCCAGCACGACCATGCAGGCCACCGGATACTATAACTCGATGCAAGAACGCAGCATCATCCCGGACAACATCATGGTGGCTGGCCTGCTGTTCTACTACGCCGAGCAGCAAGGCTCCGAGCGGACGGCGGCCTATGGCCCGAAGTTCGCACGGACCATGAACCAAGAGCTGTGGCGGCAGACTGCTGGCAACACAAAAATCCAGATGCGGCCATGGGATGGCGGGACGAACAAGACCCGCACTTCGGGCACAACAGATCCAAACACAGGCCTTGATAAAACGACATGACCACAACCCGTGCAAACAGCGCGGACAAGACGCGCTTCGTAGCTTACGAACAGTTCACCGGACTGGATACGTCTCGCGATGTTGTCAACATGGACACGGGCACGGGCCAAGCGCTGGTGGATCTGAACAATGGTTTCTGCGACCAGCGTGGCCAGATCGTTCGGGATGCCGGTGTTACCCGGCGCGCAGCCAATAGTCGCGTCAAACACATCGCCTTCTTTTCGAAGGACCAAATCGCCTACGCAGAAGTTCACGGCGACGGTACGCATTTTATCAGCGAAACTGGGATCGAAAGCCCCACCGTCTACCCAGAGAACATCATCCCCACTACGACGGTCTTCAACCGCGAGCTAGTATTCTCTGTACGTGGCCTCCAACCACTGATTTACACGGGCAACCGCTGGCGTACCACGACCAGTACGCACCTCAACACTGAGCTGCCAGCCTACTGCACGACAGTGCGTGACCGCGCTTGTTTCGCTGGCCTCAAGTCCAGCAGCACACAGATCCTCATCAGCGAGGACGGCAACCTCGACAAGCATTTCAACGACACAGATCCCAATAGCGAAAGCGCTCTGCGCGCTGGCACGCTCGACATCCGAAACCTTCTTGGCACCGCAGACGAGATCACGGGGCTGTCCAGCTTTGAGCAAGACAAGCTCGTCGTCTTCGCCAGCGACCGAGTATTCGTTTTCGCCATGGATCCCGACATCAGCCGTATCGAACTGGACACCGACACCAACGTGGGCATCGGCTGCGCCAGCCACAACACCATTCAGCAAGCGGGTACTGACCTCCTGTACTGTTCGCGCTCTGGCGTCCACGCCCTGCGCCGCGTCAGTGAGAACGGCCTGCAAGTGGGCGTCGTCAAGCTCAGCGAGCGCATCGACCTTGAGTACCGCCGGTTGTTCCAGCAGGTCGAAGACCCCGAGACCATCACAGCCGTCTATGACCGAGACGAGCAGCAATATCATGTTTACTTCCCACTTGGCTCCAGTGGCGACACTACCCGCCTGACCATGACGTTTGTCTCGGGCGAAGGCGGCGTACAGACCCGGTGGTCCAGCAGCGACCACCTAAACGCCACCTGCGGCGCCTTTCTGTTCGGCAACTTTGTCGTCGGAACACCCTTTGGCATCTACACCGTTGGCAAGATTGAAGACACGGATACCGCCACGCCCACTATGCGTGCCAAGACACCCGTTCTCTGGACGGGACCGTTTGATGGACGCAAGCAAAGCAAAAGCCTGCTCATCCAAGCCTTCGGCGACGGCGAGCTACAGATCGAGGCCCAAGACGAAAATGGGCGCGACCTCGGTGCCATGGCCATTCAGCTCACAGAGGCGGACGACAGCGGTAAGCGCTCCGTGCCACTCTCCGCCCAATATCTGAGACCGTTCGAGCATCGTTACCGTGGCCTCCAGCTCACCTTCACCTACTCGGGTAAGGGACTGTTTCGCATCATCGGTATAGCCGTAGAACTAAGGAACTAAATCATGGCCGGTATCCGCCAAACAGCAGCCTTTGAATATGCCAGCTCTGACAAGGTGCAGACTGAGTTCGAGAACATCATTCGTTACCTTCAGCAAGCCGAGGTCGGCAGCAAGACGCTGGGTGAGGTCATTGACAATCTCACAGACGCAGATGGCAACCTCGCCACAGACATCAGCTTCCAACTCGACAGCGCAGCGGGACTTCAGTATCGCGTTGGCACGACTGGCAGCTACACTACGATTGCTGCTCTGTCTGCGTTGCGCGGTGACGCTGGCCAGAACGTAGGCGACATCGGCGCGCCTATCTTCAATACCCGCCAAGACTACATCATCGGCACGACGATCCAAGCCAGCACTGGCGTTGCTTATCCTACCAACACGACAGTCTTGGAGTACAGCCACGAAGCGACCGACACGCTGGTCGTCTTCAAGAATGGGCTGCTGCAAGTCGAAGGGCAATCCAACGACTACACGACCAGTCCAACTGGCAACACGGTCACGTTCACCGCAGCGCTCACCACAACAGCGCCAGACAGCGTCACGGTCTACAAGATCCGTGCGACGGCCATCACCAGCTTCCAGCGCTCCGACTTCGACCTGACTGCTTCCCAGTCCGTGTTCTCGTTCACGATGGACGCCAACACCGAGATCCAAGTCTACCGCAACGGCTTGCTCCAGCGCGAAAGCGCAAGTGGCACGGTCAACGACTATGTCCGCGACAACAGCAACAACACCGTTACCTTTACGAACGCTGTAACCAGCGGCGAACTAGTCTCGATCATCACGGTCGAAAATACGACAAACCAAGTGGTTGCTGGCCTCATGCTTGAGCAGGTCTTCACCAATGCTCAGACCGGCAAGATTTTATTCGACAAGCTAGAACTGGCAGACAACGCCATCGCGCAAGCCAAGGTGAACGGGCTGACCACTAGCCTCTCTGGCAAGGCTGGTCTCTCTGACGTGACAGCAGGCGGCACGGCTCTCAGCGCTGGCCCGACCAACACCTTCTACCTCGAAGATGTTTCCGGCTCGCCGCGCTTGCGCTTCAAGGTCAGCTCCACCCAAAACGTAGACATTAACCCGGCGGTCGACATCCCCTCGCCTAGCTCAGCTAATGGCGGTAAGTTCATCCGCGTGTCCGCAGCAGGCGCCTACGAGCTGTCGGCCCTGACCGACGTGCTGAGCGGCTACATAACATCCGCTCAGAAAGACGCGGCCAACGGCGTGCCAAGCCTCGACAGCAACCTGCTCATCAGCATCGACCGCATCCCAGCGTTCTCGGTCCTCCAGCAGTATCCAATGCTGATGATGGACGCACAGGTTGCTGCGCCGACTACCAACGAAGTGCGCATGAAGCGCATCAGTGGCGCTCGCATCAAGATTAAGAAGATCCACGCAGTGTTAGACGCAGGCACCTTGACGCTAGACGTCAACGTCGCTGGCGTAGGCCAGTCTCTGGCCATTGCCGTCAGCAGCACACCCGTAGCCATTGTGCCGACTTCCGACATCATCATCGACGCCCGAACTGGCCCCATCAGCATCGGGATTATTGCCAGCAACCTGTCGTCACCAACAGTCCCCGATAACCTCGAAGTCGTCATCGAAGCCGATTATGTGAGCGCAACCTAATGAATAACTTTTTGCAGGGGTCCGCCCCTTACCTCGCGGGCAACACCACCCAGCAAGGCAGCATGGGTCAACAGATGGCTGACACGCCGCACAAGTACGCGAGCGGCAACTACGCGGGACGCGCAAACGTCAGCTTGTTTGGTGCGCAAAAGCCATACGTTCCAAAGACTGACGCGATGAAAGCCGCCGAGGGGTCTTATGCGGCAGGCTTTGCTAGGTCGCCAGAAGCCAACGCTTACAACGACAGGGTCAACACGCTGATCTCGGCAGGCGTTCCAATCGGCTACGGCAACCACTCTGTGAACGGTGGCCCGGTTGTAAACTCAGCGACCGGCCAACGCGTTACGGGCTACGGCTATGCCAACGAGGATGCTACAACACCGACTTTTTTCTACGAAGGCGACGCCGCTCAAGGCCAGTCCAGCGCCCCAGCACCCACGCAAGGCACTCAAGCCCCGACCAACAACTTTCTTGGCGGACTGAACTCACAGCTCGGCAACTACGACGGCTACACGGTCAACAACGACCTCGACGCAGCAGAGCAAAACCTGCGCGCCATGCTGGCCAATGCGCAGAACAACAACGCGGATGCCAGCACCATTGGCCGTATCCAAATGGCGCTGGACGACATTGGCCGTCTGAGCCAAGACCGCACCCAGCAACAGGGCATAATCGACCAAGCACGCCGAGACGCACAGAACAGCCTGACTGGTTTTGGCACCGCGTACACCGATGTCGATTACAGAAACGCGCAAGCCCTCGACGGCCTGTCTCGCCAGCTGGACCAGATCACCAATCCCAATCTCGACGTCGAGCTGAACTATGACTTTAGCGACATGTCGGGCGACGTCGATCCGTACCGCGAAGTTGTACAGAACATGCGCGACCGACGCATGCGTGAACTGAACATGCTGGGCGACGACATCGGCGCTCTTGGCAACACGCTGCAAGGCTTCTACGGAAACACGCTCCCTGACGGAAGCCCAGCAGACAGCACGATGCCGATCCCCGAAGGGATCGTCGACGAAAAGCCGATCCCCGGCGGCATGCCACTGCGCGACATCCAAAGCGCCAGCGAAGTCTACGACATCCGCGACCAACTCAACGACGCGTTGAACTCACTCGACGTTTATGGCTCGGGCACTCGCTCCAACGAACTACGTGGTGAAATCTTTGACCAAGACGAGATCTATGGCCAGCTCGCCGACCAGCTCCGTGGCCGTCAGGGTCAGATCGAGACAGACGCACAGGCTCAACTCGACGCACTGGCAGGCGCTCGGCTAACGCGCCCAGACGACATTCGTGCGTTTGAAGACGCGCTGCGCGACCTTGGTGGCCAACGCGACTTGTTCGACGCTGCATCGGCAGCAGACGAGCTGGAGCAGTTGACCAACCAAATCCAAAGCGCTCGCTCGGATCTTGAGAGAGACGAAGCCGCTCGGATCGCACGCCAAGAAATCGAACGTCGACGCGCCCTGCAAACACAGGGTGGCGGCAGCGCTTTCAACTCAAACATGACAGCGGACCAGTACAGCGCCTACCTGCGCAACTTGGGCATGGGGACTGAAGACCCCTACTACCAGACAAGCGGGTTTAGTCGTGGACTGGGTCTGGCGTAAGGAGCGAGCATGGAAATTTTTGACTATGACCTCAACGATGGTTCCGACAGCATCTGGAACTCGGAAAGAGGGGTTCTGAACAACCTTGGCAACATTTTTGCAAATTCCATCGGCGGCGTGGTGGGCGGCGTTTCCGGTTTTGCTCTCGGCGGCCCTGTCGGGGCAGCAGCAGGTGCTACGGCGGGGTTCTCCGGAGCCAATCAACTTTATGATTTTGCCGAAAGCAAAATGACTGGCAGCCGCGAAAGCGACGCTCTGTTGGACTATGGCTCCACGGCGGCTGGCTTGGCGGGCTTTGGTGGCGGCGCATTCCTTGGCGGCGGTGCCACAGCCGCAGCAGGCGGCGGAACAAGCGGCGCTGCTGCGGCAGGAGGTCTAAGCATGTACGAAAAAACTCAACTTGGTCTGGCTGGAATTGGAGCTGCTTCTAACTTTCTGAATACTGGTGAGTCTGGCGAAAACATGGGAGGCGCCATAGAGCAGCAAGCTGGCAACCTCCAGTTCATGCAGGACTTGCTCCGGGACGAGGTCGACTATTTAAACGGCGAACGCAAATATCTGCGCTCGCAGCAGGCGTTGAACGAGACGATTGCCCAGAACGAACGCCAGCAAGCCTTTGACATTTACTTCGAAAACAACGCACAGCTCCAGCAAGAGCGCGACTACTTTATTCAGCGCCAAGAGTTCGTAGATAAGCAGGCCGCCGCTGAGCGCGCTGAGCAGCTTGGCTTCATGCTTGAGAACAAGATGATCGCTGAGCAAGAGCGCGAGTTCGCGTTGCAGGAGCTGTACCGTGCCCAGCAGATCGCACAGGGCGAGCGCGATCAAGAGCTGCGCCAATACTACGACAACCAGTATCGTGCCGAAGCGGAGAGACAGTACAGCGTCGAGCAGTTCGAACGTGCGCAAGGCATTGCCGCTGACGAACGCTCGCAAGAAGAGCGCATCCGCAACAGCCTCGACAGCCAGCTGACTAGCTTCCAAGACGAGCTGCGCCGCGTGCAAGAAGGTCTGGGCGACATCCGCCGGATGGACCCACTGACCCAAGGCCAGATCGACGCGCAAGTTGGACGTTACCGAGACACGGCCCGAGACAGCTACAACGAAGTCATCGAGCAGATGTCCAGCCTCAACGAAGCCGACCTCCGCCGTCGTGGCATCGCGGCCACCGATCCGGGCGACACCCGCAGCCGCATGGCCCAGCGTTTGGCCGATGACCTCGCCGCCACTCAGATGCAGGCCGAGCAGCAAGCACTGGCTTACATCTCCGGCGAACGTGGCCTCCTGTTCGACGACATCCAGAACGACATCGCAACGCGCAACGCCATCATGGGTGAGACAGCCAGCGTTGGCTTGGCTGGCTTCGACCAGCGCCGCAACTTGATGGGCGCTCTGCCGTCAGCAAACGTGGCTGCGCCAATTCCGATTGGCTCCAGCGTGCTACAACAACGCTTCGGGTCAGCCAACGTGGCCCCACCAGTGGCCATCAACTCGGCGCAGTATTCTGGCTCGCTGCCTAGCGGCATCGGCCAGCAGCTCAGCATGCCAAGCGCAGTGCAAGGTAACTTCAGCCCCCCAAGCGCTATGATAGGGGCGTCCAGCTCACCGAACCTCGTCTCTAATCTGATGGGCGGCCTGCAAGACGGTTATGGAGATATGGCCACGAACTACGGCGCCCAAACAAAGTATTACGGCCAGCAGACCAGCCAGAACTTGGCGGAGCTAGGCAACATTTTCGAGGACTACATGGCAAGGCGCGAAGGTCAGCAAACTAACAACGGCAATGCCTATCAGATTGGCCCGAGGGTCTACGTCGACAACGGAGTGCCCAGATAATGTTCTACGCACTTGGTTCCGTTGGCGCATTTGCGCAGGGCGCTCGAAAACGCCGCAATGAAATCCGCAACGAACGCGCTGCTATTCGCGATGAGTTTGAGCGCTGGAAAGCGAACAACCCCAACGCCACGGCGATGGACTTCCATGCCAAGGTAAAGCAGTTAGGCGCCACCACTCCCGGCGGCAGCGTAGCTCTGCCCGACGCTTCCAGCATCCAACGCATGGCCGCAGAAAACTTGCGCCGCAAGCAAGAGGCTGAAGCCGACAGAGCCAGAAAGCTGCGCGTTGACAATTTGAACATGGCTAATACGGAGAGCGCGTTTCTCCGTGAACAGATTAATTCTGGTGTCGATGTAGACGAAGCCCTGCGTAAAACTGGTATGGAGTTGTCGCCAGAAAACTTCGCGTTGGCCAAGGGCATCAAGGCAAATTTCGAAGCAGAGCAAGCACAAAAAGAGGACCAACTGGCACAGGCGAAGTACGACCGGGAGTTCAAACAAGAGCAGGCGCTATACCAATTTGAGCTGAGCCTCAAAGGTCAGAACCCCTTTATGACGGATCAGGACGCAAGGCGGATAGTAACCGAAAGGTTTGGCCAGTCCCCCCGGTCTCCGGCCACAGCTCAAAACACTTATGGCCCGATGCCCACCTCGTCGGCACCCTCTGCCCCGATGTCAGTGGGCAACGCCGGGGTTCAGATCGCCCAGCGTCAGTTCGAAGAAGCCCTGCCAACCCTATTTGAGAACAATCCGGGAAAGTACGCGGGGCCGAACGGGTATGAGATGCTGAAGCGAGACGCCGTACAACTGGCTCAGCGAGAAGGTAGTACCCTGCCCCCGGCGCAAATTGCACAGGCTCTTGAAGCAACTAATTTTGTGCGCCTATACGATGAAGGCTTAGACGACACTCGTTTCAACGCCGCGTTAGAAGGCGACGAGCCAAGCTCTCTTTCCATTACAGTTGGTGAAGGTAAGAACGCTATCCCGATCTCGCTGAAGGACATTTACGAAAGCCAGTTGAATAACGGTGGCGTGTTGGACAGCCGGGTCATTCCTTTCGACAAGTTGGATGCGTTCCAAGCAATTGTTGCGCCGTTCTTTTCTCTCAACAAAGACGGCACAGCGGACTTAACCCCACTAACAAATATGGGCAACCAGCTCGCTGGCCTTAAAGGGCAGCTTGACCAAGCTGGCATCTTCGACAAAAGCGAGTTGGCCACTCTGCGCGAGCAGGCGGTCCTCAATGAGGGCCAAGCCGAGAGTGGCGCGGCTCTGCTTGATGGCCAGCGTAAGGAGCTAGAAGGCGTTGTCGCTGAAGTCAAAGCGCAACTCGCTGCAGCAGGCAGCTTATACGAACAACAGCAAATCTTGGCTCAACAAAAGGTTCGGATGGACTACTTTAAGTCTTTGACGCTGAACGACCGGATTGCCGAAATCTACGCCAATGGAGGGGTTTACCCTCTCGATGTTCTGCCAGCCTCGATGCATTCAAGCTACGACCGCCAAGCCTTTGCCTCGACGTTCGACGACGCTTACGAAAGCATGCTGGCCTTTGGCCGCGAGAACGCCGCGTCAGTAATGGTTTCCAGCGAAGCCAACGAGGCGGCGGAACAAGCTAAACTACAAGACGTAGCGCTTGGGGTCATGCAGGCTGAGTTTGGGGACGAACAGGTCGAGTCTGTCCTTGAGTTAGTAGTGCCAACAGCAAGGAGGGAGAACACGATCACCAGCGACGAAGTTGGCAGAATGCAGTTCAACCAAAACGCTGTCCTCCCAGACACTCCTCTCGTAGAAGCGTTGACCAACGAAACCATCAAGTCGGACGTTGCTAAGGCAGTAGCCGCGTCGATTGACGTGTTCAATTCTTTCCGAGACGACAGTGGCCTCACAAACTTTGCTAAGAACAAGTCTAGTCTGGCCGGTGTTTTGGCAGGGTGGGCGCAAAATTACATTGACACAAACTGGACTAAACCGTTCGCACCCTTCCCACGTTACAACGATGCTCGCATAGCCGCACGTAGCCAGTTCAAAGCAACGGTCGAACTCATCCCAAGTCTCGACGCGGAGACACGAGAAGCATTGGTTGGAGACTTTACGTTGTGGCTGAGACAATCTACCCAGTCTTCATTAACTGCTATGGAAGTAGGAAAGTATGCCAACTTCAATAACCCTTCGCGGGTTGAAGGCTTTGAGACCCCGAGGCCAAGCCAAGGCCTTCCATCCGGCGCACGAATTATCCAGCGGTAACTAACCGGGACGACAGCTAAAAGCGGGACAGCGATACTCGGCGGAACAAATGGAGAAGCCTAATGTTCCGCAAGTCCTCACTGCTGGGTTCGTCGACCCTTTCTTCCGCCCCACAGACCACCTACTCCGACGTTCGAGGCGAGGACATCATGTCCGACCCGCGTGTCGTGGCGGACGTCCGTAAGGAATTTGAAGACCGAGGCATCTACATCGCCGACGACGATGAGCTGATGCGGAAGTTCTACGACGACCAGACCTTCAGCAAGCTGAATGCCACCATTGGCCCATTCAACGCCTACCAGCGCGCCGAGGCAGCTACGCCAGAAAGCCGCGCTCGACAGGCGCGTCTCCGCGATGCGCACAACAAGCTGCCAGCCTTCTTCCAGAAGGGCGGCGTTGGTGCCGGAACAGCACTTCCTTCTTACGCCAAGGCGCTTGTCCTTGACCCCATCAACCTTGTCGGTGGCTTCATCGGCGCAGGCGGTAAGGGTGTCGCTAAGGCCGCCCAAATCGCCACGATGGCAGGCAAAAGCCCAACCATTGCAGCAGCCAAAGCTGGCGCTCTCCGTGGTGCAGCCTACGAAGGCGCACTCGGCGCAGGTTTCGGTGCCGTTTACTCCGTTGGCAACCAGAACGTCGACATCAAGCTTGGCTTGCAAGACCAGTTCTCCCTTGGCCGGTTGGCAGCTGACGTCGCTGGCGAGGCCGCATTCAGTGCAGGTATCGGTGGCGCATTGGGTGGCGCAGGTGGCGCGATCTTCCGTGGCGGTGCAGCACGGTTAGACCCAGATGTCCCAGCCGAAGAGACCACCTCGGCAGCCGCAGTGCCCACACCCCCAGCGTTTCCGGCAACACCCACGCCCGATCAGCACCAGATGGCTCTCCTGCAAGACGCCGCAGCGGCCAGTGGCCAAGGCAAGCTCGACCTCGAAGACGACCTTGTCGGCGAGTACATTGAGGCAATGTCTTACGACACCAGCGCCGTAACATTTGCGGCAGACGGCGAAAGCCCCGTCTCACTAGCTGGCGCCCCTACGGAGGCGGCCACTGAGACAACCGAAGCCGTTGCTGGCGAGGCCGCGCCTGAAGCCGTGCCTGAAGCTGCCCCCGTTGCTGGCCCCGACATGAGTAAGCGGACTAACGGAAAAGTTTCTGTGAAGGCACAGAAGGCCGCCGCCGAGAATAACATCGACGTGACGACAGACCCCAAAACTGGATCGTTCAACGACCCAGAACTAGAACAGTTTGTCATCTCGCGTGCCATGAACGGCGACGCCCCCGGCAAAGTAACCAACAGTCTGCGCCTTGATGAAATCCGCGACTTCATCACGTCACGCGGCGCAGAGCCGGTTGCTGAAGCAACAGCAGAAACCCCGACATCTGTGGCCGCCAAGGTTGTCGCGGAGAAGCAGGCAGCAGAGACCAGAACGGGACAGAAAGGGACACCGGAGGACACGGCAGCCAACGCTGAGCGCGCCGCCGAAGAAGCTGGCGTTGATCCAGCTGAAGCAGCAGCAATAGCCGAAGCCATTGCGAACAACCCCTTCCCTGCTGAGTTCCTTGGCCGCTTTACCGCGCTGGACGCAGCAAGCCAGCAGCAGGTCCACAACCGGGTTCAAGAACTCAAGACCTCGATGGACCTGACCAAGGCCGTCGAGAAGGCATTTGGCGAAGTTGACCGTGCCGCCATAGCAGGCGACGGGCCTACCCCCGCCCGAATGGCCGACCGCACAGCCAAGTCCATGGAAGAACTGGCCACTGGCGACGAGCTGGCTGGCCGCAGTCTGGTCGAGAACGTCGACCCTGCCACCAAGCGGACCACTCGTATCGCTGGCGGCCTGCAGAAGATCCTGCGCAAGTCGTTCAACCTTCCGACGTTCAACTCCGTCGAGCGCAACTACGCAGAGATGTTGGCACGAGAAAGCCTGACCAAAGATGGCCCCGTGTTCGGTCGCGACATCCTCGGCAAGAAGATGGAGGCCAGCAAGCGCAAGGTTGCTGACCTGACCGACGTCGAGAAGGAACGGTTGAAGACGCTTACTGAAGAGCTGAAGGCAGCAGGCAAGCCCGAACCTCGCAAGAAAGCACTGGCTCAGATCAACCGTGAGTTCCGCAAGGGGATGGACAGCACGAGCGAGTTGAACGCGGCTCAAGACGGCATGACCGAAACGCTGAGCGCTCAAGGTGGCTACGTGGTCTACAAGTCCAGTGGCAGCGTGAAGGCAGCGACCACTGAAAGCTTCGATGAGATGGCTCCGAGGGGCAGCATCGTCATCTACAGCGCTGATATGAACAAGTCCTTCGCTGGCGAGACTTTGGAAGAAGCACGCGAGGCTCTCGACCGGGTGCTGCAGAACCAAGAGATGGCCCCAGCAGCCAAGCGCATGGCCAAGGAGGCAGACGACCGTGCGGTTGCCACTTTCTTAGACAAGAACGGCGCGACACGCTTCGACTACGGAGCCACCAGCAGCGCTGCCGACGACAAGATGCTGGCCACACCAATGGCTAAAGCCGACCAGTACCTCGTCGCAGTCTACACTGGCCCGAAAGCAACAGGCCCGTCTGTTCCAATTCGGCAAGCAACGGCCAAGCAGGCCGCCAAGGGCGGAACATTTCGAGACTTGATTGGCCTACCTCGTCGAGGGCAGCCGATGGCCGACAACTGGAACCCCGATCACTGGGAGCTGTACTTCGCCCCATTGGCCCCGCCGACCAGCAACAAACAAGCCGTGCTTGAAGAGGCTATCAAAGGGCAGACCCCATTCCGCACGGGCAAAGACGACATTCCGCTGCAGCGCAAGAGCTACGACGACAAGGTAGCAGGCGCTCCACTGTTCAGCGAGCTGGCAGAGCTAGATCTGCCTGTGCCCGAGACTGACGAAGAGCAGACGCTCTTCAAGATGTTTATCGATGGCAATCAGCCACTTCGCACATTCAAAGACTTGCTGACCCGTGAGGCCGAGATGTGGCGTGTGGGTTTAAAAGACGGAAACGCAGCCGCTCTGATTAGCAAGGCATCGCTGTTTTACGGCTACATGTCCCGTGTCCTGCCGCAGGGTATCACCTACCCGCAGGCCACTCGAGCTGCGGCCTACAGGGCGCTGGAGGGCATCTACCGCGATGCTGACACCGAGACCTTAGAGATGCTGAAGCGTCTGATGGCTGGCGTTAAATCCGATGGTGCCCCCAACATCGTTGGCGAGGCGATGCCGTTTGACCAAGCTGGCACGTACCGCCCTGCGGCTGTGCAGGTCGACGAAGTGGGCGTGCAACAGTTCGCTTTCAAGTCCTCTGGGACGATTGCGCTTAACCCTCAAAGCCTCTATTTCCACCCGATGCACGCCATGCTGCATGAGCTTGGCCACTGGTCCACGGACTACGTTCTGACACCGCGCATCAAGGCTGACTGGTTCAAAGAGCTGGCCACCTACATCGACGACAGCGGCAACTTGCGCTTGGACAAGCTGGGCTTAGGCGACGCACCAGAGGCGCTAGACGTTGGCTCCAACTTCCAAGAGGTGTTCGCTAACCTGTTCACCAAATGGGGCAGCGACAAAGTATTCCGCAAGAGCCTGCAGGCCAAAGGCATGACGTTCTTTGAGAAGCTCGGCAAGATCTTCAACCAACTGTTTGATTTCTTCATGTCAGGCGGCGTGCCCGAGAACTTCGACCCGATCTTCTCCAATATCCTTGGCGACACGGAGCGGTTGATTTACCGCATTGACGACTTGGCCAACCCACCAAAAGACAAGACGGCACGCGCGATCCAGTCGCGCTACGACTTCTTACAAGAACTCAAAGGGGATTGGACTGCGGCTGTCGAGCAAGGCGGCGCGCTGGAAGGGCTTGCCATCAAGACTGTTGGCTTCCTGCACAGCCTAACAAACACAAAGAACCAGAACGCTTACATCGCGCGCAAGTCCGGTGGATCAACGCGAGGCAACAACACGGGGACTTTCGAGCCGGTCGCGTTCATTGCCTTCCCAATACGCAAGGCTATCGCCGATATTAATGAACTGGTCGAGGTCATTGATACGTCGAAGAGCACGAACCAGTACGGTTATAACCCCGAAGCAGAAACCCTGCCTTTCCTCACGACAGAATTTGACCCTGTGAAGTATGAGCGCATCGCGCAAGGGTGGACTGGTGTTGCTGACACACAGGGCGTGATCGCTGAAGCCTTGCAGAAAGTCGATGACCAGTTGCGGGATCGATTTGAGGCTTTCGCCGCTGGCCAGTACCAGATGAAGCTCGATAAAGGCATCAAGGCTCAGAAAGAAAAAGCCAGTATCGGCCCATCCAAAGCTGAGAAGACGGCTCTCAAGAAGGGCCGTTGGAAGGTGTTCGCCAACAGCGCATTCAGCCCAGACAATGTAAACAAAACGGACGAAACCTTAGCCAAGAATGCGGCCAAGGTGTCCGTGCCAGTCGATGCGTCTGTCGAGGAATTGGCAGGCCTGTTGGACTTCACGCCACGCACAGGCCCACTGGGCGGACAGGAGCGTGCCATCGCGCAACTCATCAAGCGCAAGCTCGATGCCGAGCCAGTCTATGATGGCCCCGCGCTCGACACGTCCCTTAGTGATCCTGCGAAGCTGTACTCCATGATGTTGGCCAGCTTTCACGCGAACGACATGGACGACTTCGCCAAGTACCGTGCTGCCTACCGCAGCGTGGGCGGCAAGGAGAACATGCCTCCACAAGATGGCATGGTCGACGCCCTGCGCTTGACTGAGATTTCCGAGAACGGTCTGAACCAAGACGGCGTGTCGCTCAACGCACGGCCTCAGATCCAGCGCCTGCAAGAAAAGATGAACGTCCGCCGGGACGACGAGACAGCGTCCACGATGCGTCAGCTGTTCTTCCGCACAATGAACTTGGTCGGCGGCACAAAGGCTGGTGACGGTCCAGCGCGTGAAAGCGTGCTTGCCCCACTGTTCGGTTTACAGCCTGATCCCAGTGGCCCTGCCCTAACTGAAGACAGCCAACTGTACCGTAACCTGCGCACCCAGCTGCGCCAGATTGCGTTGGGCCTCAAGAACGGGGAAGACACCGTCCGTGACCTTGCCTTGTTGGCCATCCGTGGCAGCAACGACCTCGACCTTAACTCAATCAATGGCCGCCCAGCGGACGAGTTCATGGCTGACGCCGTAGTCCAGCTTCTCTCAGGCAAGACCACCTTTGACCGCGTGTTCCCAAACAGCCCAGACCGCTCCGTATTCCTGCAGCGCGCTCGAAACTACATGGACCGCACCGGCTACCTCGCCAACGGACTTGTGGCCAGCAAATCCCTGCGGAAGAAGTACCCCGGCCTGACCGTTTATGGGGACATGTTCGCAACCAACAAGCGCCCAATCACTGCAATGCATGGCGTGGGCAATGCCGTAGCCCCAGAAGTGGCGGCAGATGCTTTCTCCGAAGTGTTGAAGCACGGTACAGCCCAACTTCGTGCTGGCATCCAGCGCTTCACCAAGGGCGCGTTCAACGTGCTGCCGAACGGAATGCCTACTGCAATGTACATTCCAGTGCGTAGAGGATCTCAGGTCGACAACCAAGGACGCGCTCAAACCAACGGCATGTTTGGCATGGCGACCTACATTTCCTCAGACCCCGTTGGCGCACTGCGCACCAAAAACGGCGACATCCCGGCTCGCACCGGTATGGAGGCACAAGCTCAAGATCTGGTCGAGCGTGTGGCCAGCATCGACGAGGATCTCTTACGGTTGCGTGGCCAGCAAGCCATGGCAGAGACCAGCGCCGAAGCACTGGCGGCACGAGACCGCGTATCCACCCTGCTCGATCAGCGTGAAGGCTTACTGGAGAAACTGGACGACACAGGGCGCAGCTTCGATGATGTGGCCCCCGTTGTGACCCGCGCTCAGTCCATTGCCAACTTCCAAGAGACTGCGCAGTACGGCCCTAACAGTGAGATGACCAAGCTGCTTGCCAGCGCCATTACTGACGCAGATCAGCGCGCTGGGCTGCTCTTCGGCCAGACGCTCGATGACGTGACGGACGGTGATGACTTGTTCATGCACGCTGTCGACGTGCTTGAGCGAGCTGGTCTTGGTTCTGGTCAAGCGCGCAACGTCATCATCCAGCGTCTCCGGGCGGCTGGCTATGACGGCATCGCAGGCACCATTAACGATGAGGGCGCAGCTCGCCCCGTCTATGCCATCTTCAACGGTGACGACATCCGCAGTCTTCGGGCGCCGGATCTTCCGATTGAGCCAGATGAAGACGCCGTACTTCAGTCAGGCGTCGGCGCATCGTTCTGGGAGCTGGTCGCTTCCGAGACTAAGCTGCCACCATCAGCAGCTGGTGCTGTTGAGGATCACCTTGGCCTGACCAAGAAAGTGCCGGGAGAGGTGGCCAAGGCCATTTCGGAGATGATCACAGGATCACGGGCTACAGTCGGCGTGCAACAAGCGCTACGTGCCCTCATTGACGGCGCAGAGCAACGGCTCCAGAAAGCCGGGATGGGTACGCTGTCGGCTAAGTTCAACGACTTCACCGCTGAGCACACTCGCAAGACCGGCCAGATCATTATGCCGATGCTCGAAGGCGACAAGAACAAGAAGCTCGTCGGCCTTAACAATCTTCCGGGCATGCCAGCGAACCTGCTCTCCAAGGTCAGCAACTACATGACCACGTCGTGGCAGGGCAACAAGGTGCTGTTCAAGAACTTCGACGAACCAGCTCCGTTGGGCCGGATCCGAGCAGCAATGATCGACCCAAAGAAGGTAGGGTCTTTGGCCAACGACAGCGAGCGCCAGATGTATAAGCACCTGCGCGGCGCCTTCCAAAAACAACTGGAACGCATGCAAACAGCAGGCATCCTAGTGGGCGATCTTGGCCCTGATTACTTCCCACAAGTCTGGAACCCCGAGTACATCCGCCGTGATGAAGAAGGGTTCAAAGGGTTGATGTTCAGCTACTTTAAGGAGGAGCAGCGCACAGCCTCCAACGACGAGGCGAAGGCCTTCGCTGACAAGGTCTACTCCAACATCACAAACAACGACACGGGCGTAGTCGACTTCGACCCTGACAGCCCAAAGGCCTTGATCGACAGTGCAGACTTCACCCGGCTGTTGAAGTTCCACCAAGTGGCCCCCGAGCTGCTGGAAAGCGCACAGAAGTATCAGGAGCAGTCCCTGATGGCCACGGTCGTTCGGTACTTCGATGAGACCGAGCGCGTGATCCAGCAGGCCGACTACTTTGGCGTCAATGGCCACGGGATCATGGACTACGCCAAGGCCGCACAAGAAGGTAAGAGCGGCATCATTGAGCTGCTGCAAAGCGAGAAGCGGTTCACGACCAACCGGCGCACTGTTGGCCCCGATGGTCTTGAACAGAAGACCGAGACAATCGGCATCAGCATGCTGCCCCCAGCACTCGCCAAAAAAACGGGCGAGAAGGCATTTGCAGAAGCTCAACTCGGGAACTTCGAAGGCGCACGTAAAGTCATGTACGACGCCTACGCAGCCAACTCGCGGCCTATCACTTACACGCGCCGTGTGGATGCGATCATCGACGCCCTCAAGGACTTCAAGGGCAAGGAAGCTCAGATCACACAGGACGACCTGATCGCAGTCAACGGCTACAGCCGATTGATCATGCGCAAGTCGGCGAGCAAGGACGCCAGCCAATCGATGCGTAACGTGTCGCGTTCGCTGCGTGCCTTCCAAAACGTGACGCTGCTGTCCTACGCGACCATCTCATCCTTCTCTGACCTTGCCATGCCAATCATCCGCAGCGGTGACTTCAAGGCAGCGTGGCAGGGCTGGTCCAAGTACATCGGCGACAAGGATTACCGGGACACAATCCGCCGCATCGGCATTGCGATGGACGGCATCACGCACGAGCGGATGGCCCAACTCGTTGGCGACGGCAGCAACATTGTTCAGTCCACCTTCTTCAAGATGACTGGCCTCACGCCATGGACCAACATGCAACGTGCTGGCGCAGCGGCCATCGGCGAGCATGGCCTCCGTCACCATATGGAAGCCCTCAAGAAAATGGGGCCAGCGGCTCAAAGCTCCCCGGCTTACAACCGTCACGCCCGTGAGCTGATAAAGTTCGGCATGAGCTACGACCCATCTCAGCCCATACCAAAGCTGGGTGGCGGCACGCCTGCCGATGAGATGTTCGAGCGTGCGGTGATCCGTTTTACCGATGCAACGATCTTCTCCCCAAAGCCACACGACATGCCGCTATTTGCCAACAGCCCATGGGGTGCGATGGTCTACCAGCTCAAATCGTTTGCCATCATGTACGGGCGCTTTGCCAAGGAGATGACAGTCGACGAAGCAGGCATGGCTTGGCAAGCCCTCTCCAAAGGCGACTACGGCACGGCGGCTCAGTACATGAAAAAGCCAGCCCTGCTGATGACACTGGGGCCAGCGGTTGCCGCAGGCTCGATTGCTGGCAAGGACTTGGTCATGGCTCGTGGCGGCGAAGAAGGCCAGAGCGTCGGCATCAACCAGACTACCAAGCTCAGCAACACGTTTGGCCCCGAGTGGTCCAACGAGCAGCTGGACGCCATGTCAGGCTGGTACTTCCAGTCGTTCATGCAGGCGGGTGGCCTTGGTTTGCTTGGCGACATCTTCCGCACCACAGCAGAGCAGCAGGACAACGGGGCTTACGGACGTGAGCGCATCGCATCCACGATCCTTGGCCCGACGTTCGGCCTGTTCAACGACGCACTGAAGATCTCAGAGGGTGTGGGTGACGCTGTCGGTGAGGCCATGGGCGGCGAAGGCAGCCCCGGCAAGCAACGTCAGGCAATCCGCTCCGTGGTAGGCCGTGCCCCACTGGTCGGTGGCAACCGGGCACTGAAGGAGGCGTTGACCGATCTCAAGCCAGTCGAGGGCAAGTCCAGCGGCATCGGTGGCAGCACCTACAAGCGAACCACTTACGGTACGACGGACTTCTAAGATGGAGATGCTGGTTCAACAGATCATTGCCGGGGGCGCAGCCGCAGCAGCGGCGGCCTTCGGCCTCTTCATTTACATTGCTGGCCGTCGTGACAACAAACGGGATCAAGCACGCCGCGACCAAGAGCGGCTAGAGGAGATCAAACGTCATGCCAAAGACATTGAGCGCAGCGTTCGCACTGCTTCTGACGCTGACATTGACAAGCGGCTGCGCGAAGGTGGGTGGTTCCGTCAGTAGCGCTTGCGAGATCTACGACTACATCTACCCAGCCATGGGCGACACCATGGAGACCAAGCGGCAGGTGCTGGAGCACAATCTCCTGCACCAGCAGCTGTGCGACTATTAGACGACCGCTTCGCCTTCAAGCTGGCGGATGCGCATCTCGCAATACCGCATCGCTTTACGCCAGTCAGTAATCTCTGACTGCGTGGCGTCCATATTTGCATACAGCTTGAAGCCTGCACGGCTTGCGTATTTTGTGACGGCCCCACGGACGTAATAACCCTTTGGGTCGTTAGCCATGATGAACTCGATTGGCTCAATGCCGTTGTCGCCGTGGGCGTAGTGATCAGGGTGATCGATCAAGTCGTCACTCTTCTGTGGGCGTCCAAATTCTATAGTCATCACACAGCTCCTGCGCCGTCTCAGATTTAAGCTTGCAGTACCAGCGTCCGTCGTCTTGAGCGACGGAGTGAAGGCAGGTCGCGCAGTCTTTTTCTGGCTTCCTGCCTTCACGGCACGCACCCCGTTTAAAACAGAACCTACAACGCCAGTCGTCTGGGTTGTCTGTAACCCTTGGCGCTTGGCCACCCATGACCCGTTCCGCACGAGCCAAAAGCGCGTGGTACTCGATCAGGTCAAACTCCACGACCTCGCAGTGATACTCGGACGTGTCCTTGTTGTAGCCAAGGAGGACGGCTTTCTCGAAGCCGCCTAACCCCATGTAGGTCTGCATCTGCGCAATATATTGGGGGTGGCTTTCGGCCACCCCCTTCTTCACGAACGCACGCCACTTAGCGGCGTTCATGGTTTTGATCTCAAGCAAAGCAAGCTCGCCATCGGCCACCTCAATCTGGCCATCGGCGTTACCACGAATGTGGCCGCCGTATTTTTTGTAAGCGAACTGCCAGTTGGTTTCGGGGTCACGGTCTATGACGGTGATCCCCGAGTGCTTGAGATCAGCGACGATGAGGTCTTCGAGCGCATGGCCCAACGCAAATATACGCTGCGTCTTAGGGGGAGGCTCATCGTCTGGGAAGCCACGGAGAGAGAATGAGAGCGCGGCTTCGCATGGTCCGCCGATGTTAGACCCACCAATGTAGGCCCGTGGCTTCGACTTGCGACGTCCGACAAAGCCCTCGTCGATCTTGGTGAGTATGGTCTCGGCGATTTCTGACATGACTAGAACGGGATCTCATCATCAAAGGTGGCGGCGGCAGGCACTGCGGCCATGATCCCGGCCATCGACGCAGCCGCTGGTGCTGCAGCTGGAACGTAGTCCACGTCAGCGTCAGGCTTGTAGACTGCCGTCACGTTCTTGTAGTTGCCGGTGCTGCCATCATCACGCCGGAAAGACTTACCCGGCTCGATTTTAATCTTACACCGCTTGCCTTTGAGCGAGTTGACGTCACCGGGCTTGTTCGGGTTGTCGTGGTCGATGGCCACAAGGTACTGCTTGAGCCGCTGCTGGCTGATACGTGCGCCAGCTTCGCTCTCGCTGTACACGCGAAGCACGTCCGTATAGGTCGCACCGTTTGAGTTCAGCTCCAGTTCCAAGACGGGGCGTTCGCCGTCGTTGCGAGGGCCAAACTTAGCGTCGCTGATCGTCACAAGGTGGACGCCAGCACCAAGGGCGCTGCCCTCGCTGACGTTGCTAAGGTCGAGGTCTGAGAAAGTGAGGCTCACTTCGTTTCTCCTGTTTGAATACGCTTGATAATTTCGACGATGTTTGCCGTCTCTTCGACTGGGCGGCTGGCGTTGTATGGGTCGCGGACCTTACCGTGCCAGCCATTAATCTCGTCGGTGTAGATAACCCGCTGCACGACGGGTGGTCCGTCGCTCGTCTTGCTCGAGACTTTGGCCCCGGCGAAGACGTTATCGAACAGGGCCGGGATTTTCTTGCCCTGCTTTTTACCTTGAACTTGCGGCCAATAATGAGTGACGCCGTTGGCATCAATTTCTTCAGCCGCGAGGCAGGTAAAGACGATATGGAAGTCATTCTGGTCGCGCATCATGCGCAGTGTGCCCTCGACGGCCTTGCCGTAATCGGCCCACACCTTGAAGCCGTTGGCATCGCCGTAAAGCTTGTCGTAGTGCCGAAAAATAATGTCGGACAGTTCAGTCAGGCTATCCACCATAATCCACTTGTAGCCTGCCTTTTTAAAATCAGGACTGCGCATCATTTTCAGCAGATCCTTGAAGGCAAGCCCGTCGCCTTCTGGCTGCTCCCAGCCAGTAAACGGGATGTAGTCAATCTCGACGTCTTGCAGGCTTTTAAGCCCTGCCTCGCCTGAGAAGATCACGCCCTTGCCATAGGCCTCGGCGAAGTAACGTGCCGTGTAAGTCTTGCCCCAGCCCATATGGCAATACAGGAGTGACTTGCTCGGTTCATCGAGCGCGATGCTGCTGGTTGATCTGATTGGTAATGACATTTGCTCTTGCGTCTCCCGCTTGGTGGTGTCAAAAAACAGTACACTTTTTGCAGCAGAAATAATAAGAAGGCAAGAGAAAACATGCTCAACTTCGAAAAGCTTGTGTCCGCAGTCGGGGGAATGCCCCAGCTCGCAGCCTTGGCTGGTCGCTCTAGGACGGCGACCTACCACTGGCGAAGGTCACGAGACATGCGGATCGCAGACTTAGTCCGGATCTGCCGTGCTGCGGGGTTGGACCCGAAGGATTACATTATGGAGGACGACACGAATGGCGAGTTGGATTGACCTTGCGCTGGAGCTGCACGAGGAGGGACTTCAAGTCCTAGCTCTGAAGCAAGGGGAGAAAATCCCAGCCCATCAGTGGCAATTTTTACAAACGGTACGCCAGACAGAAGACGATCTTCTGGACATGGACGACTACTTTCGCAGCCCCGAGCCGCCTGATTGGCTACGGGAAGACGGCGACCGTCACACTGGCCGCCCGTGGCTGCGTGCCAACGGAAAAGCCAGACGAGCTTGGCCCACGCCCGTGCCACTGGACATAGGTGTAGTCACTGGTGCGCTGTCGGGCATCATTGTTGTCGACTGTGACACGGCAGAGGCGCGTGAGTACGCGCAAAGCATTGGCCTGACCGACACCCCCATGGCAATCCAGACCACCAAAGGCTGGCACTACTGGTTCCGCCACACAGGCGAGGACGTCCGCAACTCAGCGAGCAAAGGCATCGCTGGGCTGGACATCAGAGGGGACGGCGGCCTCGCTCGCGTACCGCCCAGCTCGGGGCTAAAATGGTTATCGCGATGCGACATAGACGATCTGCCCCCTTTTCCGGGCATCACGTCCCCAAAGCCAAAAGACGATGGGCCAAAGCTCGAAGATCTCGACCTGACTGACTACGCGGTTAAGGGCCAGACAGCCGAAGAGTGGCTGATGCAGGTGTGCCAAGGCAAAAAGATCACGAAGGGCCAGCGCAACGAGACGATGAAGCTTGTCGTTGGGCAGCTGATCCACGAGCGCCGGGACAAAGCGTGGGTTCTGGACGAAGCAAAACGTCTGGGTGCGATTTACTGGGACCACGAGAAGTACGCAGGCAAGCAGACTGAGATCATTGTCGATAGCCTGTGGCGAGCCGACCTACAGAACCACCCGGACCTGCACGGCGGCCAACAGGAAGAGGAGCCGCCCAAGCCGCCACTGATTGGCTACTTGTCCGACGCGACGTCTCAGAAGTTTATTGATGCCCTGCCCCCGCGCAAGCCAGCCTTTGTGGAAACGATCCTCGAACCGGGCAAGGCGACGATGGTGGCCGGGTACTCAGGCAGTGGTAAGTCTGAGCTGCTGATGATGCTGCTCAAGGCAGCGTGTGACCCGACCAAGCTGGGGAGCTTTGTTGGCCCATGGCAGATCCAGAGCACGCCACGCGCCTTGGTACTCGACCCGGAGAACAACCCACACCTGATCGCTGACCGCCTCAAGCGCTTCGGACTGATTGGCCAAAGCGGCGACAACTTGCGCGTCGTACCGGGCAGCGTGCCGGGGCCAGACGGGATGATGGACACGGCCTTGGACCTTGCGTCGAAGTCAGGCACGGGTCAGCTCACTGGACTGCTGAAGCTACACCAACCAGACATCGTCGTCTTTGATACGGTTCGCTCCCACTTTCCCGGTTTAAAAGAGAACGAGGCATCCGAGTGGACAGCCTACAACCTGCTGACCCAAGCGCTGACACGGCGGGGACTGTGTGTCGTGTGGCTGCACCACAGCAACAAGCCCGGAGCAGATGGCCACAGCACGGAAGCTGGCAGTAGCCACGCGCTGACCAACATCAGCACCCAGATCTTTGTGAAGCCTGTGTATCAGGACGAAGCGATGGCCCAGCGCAAGCACGGCATCTTTGATCACGACGAAAAGTTTCAGATGAACGTACGGGGCGTGGCCTGTACGCCCTATCAAGCGATTGGCTTGACGCACAACATTGCGGAGCCGCTAGACCGGGTCAGTCAGATTGCCTACGGGAAGGTGCGTGAGGCCAACCCCATCACGGAGCGCAGCTACTACTTGGGCCAAACGATTGAGGCTGGTGACTGGCGGCCAACCTTGCACAGCACTATGAGTGCCAAGCAGGCTGCTATGGCGATGGCCACAAACCCAAGGTACTCCGGCCTGCCCGACCCGTTAGCGGCAATCAGCAAGGCTCTTCGAGTTCCTGTGCCGCTGCTTGTCGAGTGGGGTCTAAACGGCGGGGGCCAAGGTACACAACCTTAGCCTCGCCAAACAGCTTCCTGATGTCATCAACATAGGCGGCGAGCTGCGGCTCCGCCGCACGGTTGCTCTCCCGCGCAGATACGTCGGAAATTGTCTCAAATTGTTTACGGAAATTCTGGTACATTTATCAGCAAGAACCAAGAGGCACGTAGATGAATTGGATAACTTAGAGCCACTGCTTTTGCGGACCCCAAGGGGAGCAAAAGCCTTGTAACCAGTCGACTAGAAGCAAACATAGCGAAGCGTATGTTTGTGTAACGAACTACTACCTACAAACCAGTTATCTATATAGGGGCACAGCTCAAAAAGTGTGTCAATAGTTTACACCGTTTCCCCCGTGTTATGAGGTTCAGTGTGCTGGACAAGCCACGAAAAAAAGGGGCACAGGTTGCGCAACTGGCGTGCTGCATATCTCAAAACAGCACTGGAGATAAACCCGACGATTGTCGAGCCGTTTGTCCCGCAAAGGCTCCCCCGGAGCCTCCGCTCCTACTGTCACGCCAGACGCTCCCCCGGAGCGTCCAGCTTCTAGCGTGCGCGCTCCCCTCCCTTTGGGGGTCGGTACGCGATCCACAGAGTTTTTGCTTGCTAAGTTAAAAAGGTGTAAATAAACTTTACACCAACAGCAGGAACGAAGCTCTTGGCAAAGCGTGAACTTTCTGACGATGAAAAGGAATGGCTACGTGCCCATGTTGCAGACCCACTACCAGACCAAGCTGCCTATCTGGGCTGCTGCACTGACACGGTCAAGCGCCTGCACGTTGCCCTTGGCCTCCGTCAATATCCCGGCGCCAAATTCCAACCCCGCAAGCCAGCCTACTGGAAGCGTCCATGCATGGGGTGCGGCACAACCAAGCGCCGTCCACGCAACCACTACTTCTGCAGCAAGTGCAGGCAGTCTTTAGATGGTTAAGGGCAGAGGCGCGAAAGCCAAAGGCGACGGTTACGAACGCGAACTCGCCGCCTTCTTCAACGAGGTCTGCGGCCTCAACTCACACCGCACGCCCCTATCAGGCGGCGGACGTGGCGAAGCCTTACCCGACCTCACCGGCACACCCGGCCTAGCCATTGAGGCCAAGCGCCACGAGCGCCTGTCCGTCGACACTTGGATGCAGCAAGCCCGGAAAAACTGCGGCCTCGACCGGCCAGTCGTCATCAATAGAAAAAGCCGCCAGCCCACGCACGACAGCTACGTGGTCCTCTACCTGCAAGACTTTGCCGACCTCTACTCGGGATGGTTGGCCCACAAGGGTTACGTCAAGGGAGACACCGATGAAGCTTAACGACAAGCTCGTCACCGAGTTACGTGCCACGCTCACGGAGATCGACGACCCTTTGGCCGTCGTCGCCTTCATCATCAGTGAGACGGACGACGACACAGAGAGCCAAGTCAAGGTCATCGCCAGCATTCCCACGGGCGCAGCGGCTGAGGTCCAGCAGCTCATCAACGGGGCAATGGACGAAGTCGTGGCCTCCCGCAGCGAGCCGGAAGAGGAGCTGGCCTTCGACGACAAGTTGGCGCTCACGCTTTGCGACAGGTTTGCTGACGGCCTCAACGACCGCCAACAAGCTCTCTGGGATTTCAACGAGGACGCCGTCGAGCTTTGCGACGCCTTCGTTGACGCCAACCTATGCCGCAAAGAGCTGCACGATTGGTACGAGCCGTTCCGTTCGTTCCTAGGCAGCGATACTTTCGACGTCACCCCTGCTCTGTCTCGACTGGCAGACACTGGCCGCACGACCGGGTCACAAGAGATCGCCTCGATGTGGACGATTGCCGTGTGCTGTCTCACACCCATCGACCACCGCGACCCACCAGACGAAATCTCCGAGGGCATAGAGGAAATGGCCACCCACCACATCGCGTGGTTCTTCGAGGCCATCCGCAAGAAGTCGGAGGCTCACTAATGCGCACGCTCAAGATAGCCCTCGCGGCCACCATGCTCCTCCTTGGCACCCTGTTCTTCACCCAGTACGCCCGGTCGATGAACATCGTCACGCCACGCGACAGCTTCTTCGCAGCCTTCGCTGACGCACGCAACCAACCCCTGCACCCGTTCTGGTTCTACATTGCGGGTATCATCTCTGGCGCGAACGCCGCCAACATTATTCTCACGGGCGAGCCGACCATCTGCGACACCCACCCGTTCGAAGACACGGCCAAGACTGAGGAAGTCGTCATGCGTTGGCTCCTCGCCAACGACCTGATGGACAACCCCGACATCCTGCTTGAGGTCGCCGTGCCCCTCGCTTTTGAGGATCAGTACCCCTGCCAAAGCATTAAGGCGTAACGTCACCGTCCTCCCAGCGACGTTACACCCAGTCCCCAGCCATCATTCTCCTCCCTGTTGGCTGGGGGCGCACCAAACACAAGGACCGCTCGCATGAAGCTCACCACACGACAAGTCCACGAAATCCGCGAGCGCCGAGCCGCAGGCGAGCAGGTCAAAGTCCTCGCTTATGATTACGGCAAGTCTGAACGCACGATTACAGACGTGGCCCACGGACGCACGTACCGCTACATTCACGGCGCACTGCCCGAGCCACCCCTACACAAGCGCGTCACGGCTGACGAGATCAGACAGATGCGCATCTTCATCGAAGCTGGCGGCAGCGTCAGGTCTTGCATGCGCACCTTTGGCCGGGTTCGCGAAACCGTCTGCAAGCACACGCACGATCTGTTGGCGGCAAGGTAAGACGGACGACCAGTCCAAGACGTCTCGCTACTATGACCTGATGATCTTTTGCCCCCTAATTTTTTCCGAAGGCCAAGACAGATGGTAGACGTCCCCAAGACCACGGCTATGCCGCCGATCCCAACAGCCCGTATCGGTCAGCTGTTCGCCAGCCCCAGTGAAGGCCGCATGTTTCCTGTCAACTACGAGGAAGCAAAGAAAGACAACACCCTTGGCCTCACGTTTGCAGGTGGCAACTCAGCGCCACCGGCCAGCATCCGGCACTACAATCCGGGGGCTATCGGCAAGCGCTCCGACGATGGCCACAAGCTCCTTGGCGCCACCTCCATGGCTGACCTACCCGGAAGCGACGGCAAGGCTCTCGCCACGCCAGCCTTCGACAGCCCCGAAGACGGCGTCGCTTACTACGGCTATTTCATCCAAGCCCGTGTCGGCGACCAGCCCACCATCGACAAAATTATGAAGGCCTATGCCACTGGCCACCCAGAAAAGTACAAGCAGTACATCAAGCGCCAGACAGGCCTCGACGCCACTCAAGTCCTCGACGAAGACCAGCTTGCCTCAGTAGCAAAAGCGATGTTTGCGTGGGAAAGCGGCGGCACCAGCGACAATTTGAATGCCCAAGCCATGACCCGCATGCTCGACGGCGTCGACATCAAGGCTCAGATAAAACGTGGCCGCACAGCCTTCACGACGCAAGAAGATCCCGGCGTTGCATCAGCCGACCCCATCGCTGCTATCATCGCAGCCGACCAGACCGTCGTCCCCGTCAGCCTCAACAACAATCAGTCCGCCAACGACAGCATTGGCCAGAAGCTGACCGCCTCATCTGCCAGCGCTCGCATGCTCGAAATGCCCAGCATGTCACAAGCCCTTGGCCCACTGTTCGACGCCACTGAGCGCATGACGCTCGACATCGACACGTCACCCGCCTCAGTGGCCCAACGTGTGGCCGACTACCGCCGCACACTTGGGCAGCAGGTCTCCCTGCCACCCCTTGTAATGTTTTAGATTGCTTGCCTTAGCTCGGCGACCAGCGCGGCGCTCTCGGCGGTGTTGGGGTCAGCTTCATCGATAATGTCGAGGGCTGCCTCAAACGCTGATGGCTCAAACTGACCATCAAGTTTATCAAGTGCGTCACGCAGTAGGGCTATGCCAGAACACAAC